ACATATCTATAGTTTCAGCTTCTAAATCCGCTACCATTCTTTCAAAAGATCTTTTATATACTACTTTTGATTTTCTAGCTCCTGTTTCTGGATCTGGCGGTTCATCGATAAAATAATAATCTTTTGCATCCGTTTTTCCTTTATTTCCTCTAGCAGGATCTCTATCTTTTTTTAACTCACTAAAAGTAGATTCTTTTATATTATATATTTCAGTAAGACTAACCATGTATTGTTTTTAACTCGTTTATTAATTCATAATAGTTAAGTAAGTTAATAACATTATCATCATGTACAGATGATTTTTTATCTAACGGTTTAATCATTCCTTTTGTTTCATTTAATTTTACTGCTACTGCTTTGTCTTCAACTTTTTTAGAATATTTTGAAAGGTCTTTTTTAACTTCTTTGATTTCCTGGTTGAGAAAAGACTTAAGAGCAGGACTATTACTAACGCTGTTAACATATTCTTTTAATAATGTTTTTTGATTATCTTGGAGACCACTATATTTGTCATTAAATTTTTCAAGTAAAACTTTATATGTAAGTAATCTAGTATCTTTATCTTGTTTATCAAAATTTTCTAAAACAGTATCTTTTTTAGATATTTTTGATTTTTTTTCTGTAATGTGTTCTAAGATTGTTACTTTAGAATCAACAATTGATAAAGCTGTTGCGTTTTTATTTTCTAATAAATTATAAATAGATGCCATTACTTTATAATCTGATATTTTAGCTTTAAAAAAATCATTTACATTATATGTATCTTTAATTTCTTTAATTAAATTATATTTTTCTCTTCTTAACTGACTTTTATTTAACCTATCGTGAGCTTTTATTAATTCTTCAATTAACATTGTAGCTTGACTATCTTTGTTATATTTTTGTGTAGCTAATGTATGATATATTTTATATTCTTTTAAAAGTTCAGTTTTAGAATTAAAATGTTTTTTTAAAAACGACAAAGATTTTGATTGATTTCCTGTAATAGTGTCGGAAGTCAATTGTCGAGTAAGGAGTTCAAATAAAATTCCAGTATTTTTGTACTTAGAATGCTTTACTTTCATGTTATATAAATTCGAATTTATCTGTATATAAATATAGGCCTATTCTTGAGGCTTGATATTTTTTTCAGATAAAAGTCCCTTTTCTTCTTCTTCTGTAATTATCTTTTTAGATTTTTTAAGTTTTTGAAGAGATTGTTTTAAATTTGCAATTTCAAATGTAGAAACTTTATTAGTATCTGTTGGTTTTTCTGGTCTTGGAGCAGATTGTCCTTTTTTACCTAAAGGATCTCTACTAAAATTACTTTTATCAGAACTATATTTTGTTGGATCTTCAATAGGACGTCCAGGTTCTTTTTCATCATATCCTGTTGGTACTTGAGCTGGTCCTACTGCTTTGTCTCTTTTGTTACCATATAATGAAGCTAAATCATGAGGAGTACCATAAGACATACCAGATTCTGTTGGGTCGTTTCCTTCATTTTCCAGTTGTGAAAGTCTAAACGCTTGCATTGCATCCTCTAAAAGAGTATCTTTTTCTTGATTATATTGGTCTGGAGATAAACTAAACACATTTTCGTAAATCCAATCTTTACTAAATAACTTCCCATCTAACATATCTTTAGCTACTGTTGTTTTGGCAGTATATAATTCAACTTTTTCTTGTTCATAAATTATTGATGGGGTAGTTAATTCTAAAGAAAAATCAACTAATTGTTCATCTGTAAATCCTTGTGCATACAAATGTACTAATGCTATTTTAGTTAATTCTGATTCTACAATTCTTTGAACACGTTCTACTGTACGAGCAAAACGAATATCCATACCTGCTAATGTTGATTTTCCTTCTACTCCTTCTTCATAACCTAAAAATGGTTTAGGTATTTTAAGAGCAGCCATCATTTTATGTTTTAAGTATTCAACATCTGTTATACCATCATAATCTAAACCTTTTGTAGTATCTATTTTAGTTGAGCTATCATTTCCTCTTATAGGTACATAAAAATCTTCAGTTATGTTTTGCATATTATATTTTAAGTTATAGTCCCCTGTTTCTTGATCAATAAAAGGTGTTTTTTTCATTTTATTAACAGTTTCACTCATAAACTGTTCTACTTGTTCTGGGGGTATAGCTCCTACATTTATATAAAATACTCTTTTTTCAGGTGCTCTCATAATTCTATGAATTAACATAGCATCTTCCATTAACATTAATTGTTTAAATACTTTACGAGCTGGTTCTAAATAAGCTCTACCATATGGAAGATAATTAGAATCTGTAAGTAATCTGAAGTGTGCTACTTCATAATTTTCTAAACTAAATTGATCTCTTCTAATTGTATTTGTTGCACCACTAGCTAAACCATTTGGATCCATTGTAAATCGAGTATAATTTGGGTTATCAGGGTCTGTTCCTTCTTCTCTTACTACTTCATATACTGATAAAGGTATAACATTATATACTCCAAATTTTTCAGATACTTCCATTTTTAAATACATGTCTCCATATTTACACATATTTCTAACCCAAGTAGCTAAATTAAATTCTATATTTAAAACATCATAAAATAAATTATGTAATACTTTTCTTATATTTTCATCTGAAGAATTTACTTTTAAAACATCTCCATATTCGTTTCTCGTAGTAGATTCGTCAGATATAATATCTAAAGCCGCTGCTATAATAGGATCATGATCCATAGCTTCATAATCACTATAAAGCTGAAGTCGCATTGACTGATAATTCAGTGTTGGGTTATATTGTAATGATGATCCTACAGGTTTATGTAAACGTGTAAATCTATCGTAAAGTGAATTTGTAGCTAGGTTTCCATATTTTTGGATCCTACCTGTATCCATGATTTTAAGTTGTTTTCCCCCAATGTTACGAATTATAACATCGTTTGAAAATAATCTTCTTAATCTTGAAAATAAACTAGTATCTGCCATTATATTTATTTTTAATACATATTAAAGGAGCCAAGTTAAGTCTTGTTCTCCACGATCTCCCATATCCTGAGTCCAGCCCGATTGTTTTTTATTTACTGTTCCGGTATAAATAGTAGGAGTATTTCGTTGCCAATTCTTTAATGTTGCTTTTGTTATATCGATTCCTTGTTGTGCAAATTTAAGAGCTGTATCTCTAACATAACAAGCTGTTGCTAAAGACATTATTAAATCATCATTATATCCTGTTTGGGCTTCTGCTCTTCCATTTTTCCAAATAAAAGTTCTCATTTCTTCCATTGTTCTTTTTCCTTGGATTGTAATTGATTTTTCTCTTAAATAAGCATCTAATTTTCCTATTACTAAAGGTCTTGTTTTTAAACTCATAGTAAAACCAGGAACCATTTTTGTTGTATCTGTTATATCATATCCTTTAGCTAAGAATGCATCTGCATTTGTTCCTGCATCTCCTTTAGGGGAATAATATAAATTGTGGTATCCTTTATCTATTACTATTTGAAGTGTATTCCAACCTATATTTGCGTTTTCGATTACAAGTAAAGCATTATTATATTCAGTTGCAATTGCAACTAACATATACCCATATTCTTTTGTAGTTATTTGACCCTTAAATTCACCAATTTGTTTTGATTCTTCAATATCAATTATATGAAATGCTGAATAGTCTTTGCTATCTCCTCTAGCAACATCTGCTACTACCATATACTTTCTTGTATAATCCGGATATTCCCAAATATGTAGTCCTCCTTCTATTCCTCTTCTTTCTACAGGATCACATATATTTGTTTTTTCAATAAAATTTAAAAGTTCAGGAGTAAATACAGTATTACCTGAAGTTGTAAAATCACAATCACATTCTTGTGCTGCCATTCTTTCACCTAATTCATCATCTTGTTTTGCTCTCCACTCTTCATTTCTTTCAGGATGTACTGTCCAAGGTAATCTAATAGGAGTAAACCCGTTAACTCCTTCTTCTGCTTTATTCCACATTCTATGAAAAAAGTTACCTGTACCATTTGGTGTAGAAAGTACAATTGCTTTACCCCCCGTTGATAATGTTTGTTGTGATGAACCCCAAATTTCTTCTATTCGGTTTTCTTCAATAAAGGCAGCCTCATCTACAATTAGTAAAGAAATTGCTTCTGATCTACCAGCATCACTTGCTGCTGATACTGCTTTTATTTGGGATCCATTTTTAAGTCTAAGTGCTAATTTATTATTTTCTGTAAACCCAATTTGTAACCAAGAAGGTAAATTATCGTACATAAATTTAACCTTTGTTACTAGATTTTTGGCTGTATCTTGTTTAGTAGCTACTACAAGTATTGATTTATCTTTTTGAAATACCATCATCCATAAAGAAATACCTGCGGATAATGTTGAAATACCCAATTGTCTTGATTTTAGAATGATACTTCTATCATTCTTTTGGAGTAAATTTAGCGTACCTTCTTGAAAAGGATATAAATTAAATTGTACACGGCCCCTTGTTGGGTGTTGAATCCAACAGTATTTTTTCATAAAATATACAGGATCCTTAGCACATTTGATGTACTCCTGTTTTATGATTTGTTTAATGTTTTGTTGAGCCATGTTATATGTTATACATATTGAGCTACTGCTGTTTTAACTTGCTCTATACGTTCTTCTACAGTACCTTTAATTGTAATAGTACTACTTCTATACATTTGTACAATTGATTTAATTTTTTTATCAATTGCATCTCTATATTTTGCGTCTGTTTCTCTAACTCCATTATCTTCTATTTCAACACCTTCAGGAGAAACATAAAATAAAATATCATATTCATCTACTAAATAATATAAAGTAGCATTTAAATAAAATTTTTCATAATCTTTCATTGATTTAGATAAATCACAAAAAGCCATAACATCAATAACTGTTCTATCAGTTATGATTTTTTCTTGCATTAATTCAGCTGCTCTTTCAGAAGCAAAAACTAATTGTCCTTTTAATGTACTGTCTGTGTTTAAAGGTATACCTAAATTCATTAAATGTTTTGAACGTTCTGTTCTAAAATGATAATCTTTAAATTCAGGTAATTCTTTTAAAGCATTTACTAATGTAGTTTTCCCTACACTCATTGTCCCACAAAAACCTATTTTCATATATTAATGTCTTGATGTTCCTTTCATTGATGGGTTTTTATACCAAGGTAAACCCTCTCTACCTTTTCTTATCTCATCCCATTCTTCTCTTGTAAATTGAATACCATTTAAATAATATTCTTTTCTTCTTTGTTCTTTATTTACTACTGCTGGTTCCTCAAAATGATGAAATTTTGCTATACCATTATGTTCAATAACATGAGCAGTTGTTTTAGATCCATCTTCTTCTATTTTATATACTTTTCTAACTTTAATTTTTGGATTAATCCATTTATCCATATTAATTTTTTCTGTCATGTTTAATTTTTTAATAATTGTTCTGCTACTAATGTTCCTTGTGCTCCTGATACTGTTATGCCTCTTGCTGATAATGCATCGCCTACAAAATGAACATCAGGAAACCTAGTGAGGCTTAAATCTTCGTAATTTACTAAAGGTTCTGGTGCTAAATATTTTACTTCAGGCATATAAACTCCCCAATCTTTACCTAATGTTGGGAATACTTTTTCCATATCATGGATAAAATCTTGAATGTAAATAGCATAATCTCCTATTGCATCATATAAAGGTTCTAAATTATTTACTACTTTAGTTTCTACATAATCTCCTTCTGTTGTTTTTGAAGGTACTCTATGACTTGGAGAAAAATATGTTCCTTTGCCCTCTTCTTGCATCTTTTTTACTGCTTCTCTTGCCCATATAAAAGGTTCGTCTATACCTTTAATTTCCATTAAAATACCAAAATTAGTCATGCCATTTTCGTATTTTTTGTCTTTTTTAGCATGACCATTATAACTTATATCTCCATAAGTGTGTTCAGCTGCTACGTAAGCTGCATTATTGTTTGTGCAAAATGATCTTAATGATACTCCTTCTGCTTCAAATTTTCTATATAATTTAAAATCATAAGCAATGTCAATTAATTTTTGAAAGTGTTTTTGTGGTGCTTCAAAACGTACCCCAATTTGTACTGGTTTTGGTTCTGTAGGTAATTCGTACTCTTCTGATAATTCT